CTTTCTTAAAAAGTTCATATTTCAATCCCAATTCAAGTAATCCATAATATCTATCCAATCCAGATCCATAATCGAGCGATACATCAATAACTGTATTCTCTTTTGTTAAGCGACCCTTTTCCAATTTACAATGAAGAATGGCGCCAACTACTTCGGTACCAACCTTATCTTTACTCTTGGAAAGAAATACTGAAAGTGAATTGGCATATTGAATTCCCGCCCCCCCACTTTGTACCTTATGACTAAACAATCCTTGTGTATCATACACATGATTAGTAACAAAAAATGGAATTCCCAATACACCCAACTTTAATGTAATAGTTCTAAATGCAGATTTAATCAACCTCGCCCGGGTCATATCTGCCTTTTCACTACCAGATTCAGAATCTTCCATTTCTTTTATTGTAGAAAGCATTCCTAAAGAATCACAAACAAACATCACAGGATGCCGTTTATCTTCTGGTGTATCTTTAACCATACGCAACATCTTCAATGATTGTGTTCTTAATTCTTGAACTGTCTCAATAGGAATACAATATACTCTACTGATATCAATTCCTCTTTGAAGCATCATATCTTTAGTAATCGCACCTTCTGATTCAAAGAACATGACACCAGATTTTGGATGCGTATTAAGAAAATGTTTGATCAATGCCAGAACAAAAAATGTTTTCCCAGTGGCTGCTGGACCCGCGAAAACAACAATTTTGTTGTTAGGTGCTCCACCGAATAAAGACCCAGATAATTGGGCATTAAAAAGATATACACCAGTATCAATCCATCCAGTTATATCACCCGATATAATGCCATTTGAAACTGCTTGTGCAAGATCATTACCAGTCGCTTTAGCCATCTTGTCAAAGAAATCTACGTTATCCGCGTGCTTTGGTTTCTTTGTTTTGGCTTCTTTTGGTACTCTTAATTTCTTGATTTTTGTCTTTACTTCTGCTTTACGAGGACGGCCCATTCATATTCTCCAATTCTTCTTCAACTGCAACACCTATTTTTACACCATTTAATTCTAAAAACCGTTTCATAAACATAGCCTTTGCGGTCACTGGTGGCCAACATACAATAGGTGCTATCATCGGTTTTTCTAAACCAGCGGCTTTTAATTTATCTAATACCCATTGTTGTGGTGGATTAAATAAATAATATCCTTCGGCTGTCAATAACATATCATCTGCGCGTTTTACATCAACTGACATAGGATATGGAAGACCAAATTTTTCATTAATTACTCGTTCTAATCTGGCTTCAATTTCCCGATAACCTTCCATCGGTTCGGAATATTTGACAGGACGCGCAATATCGCTTAAATATGCTTCAGAAGCATCATGTAATAATCCAGCCAACGCATTTTCAGGTTCAACAATTTGAGACACCAATACACTGTGCTGTGATACACTATAAAACGATTTTACATGTCCTGTCCATCTACAATTATTAGATAACGCGTGTGCGATATCTTGTATATCAATATCGCTTGGATTTGGATCTAATGGCCACAATTTCTTTCCGCGATATGTAGATATGTATGATCCTTTTTTATAATTACCAACAATATTACCATGACTTTTTGTTAATTCACGGTCAAAAATTGCTTGTCCTGTTAATTCTTCAAGTTGTTCCATTTGCTTCCTTCCAACTTATATTTCTCACAACATTATAAATTTGCGCCGGAGAAACATCATACTTTATTGCCAATTTTCGAAATGTAATTTTACCCCTAACATATTGTTTTCGTATTTGTATTACTTTATACTTAGTCAATTTAGATCCTACAACATTTTCACCTTTTCGTTGTCGGTTCTTTTTAACCATATCCTTCATATTATCTTGTTGAGTTCCTAAAAATAAATGGTTTGGATTCACGCAATTTCGAACATCACATTTATGTAAAACATTTAAACCATCTGGTATAGGACCTTTAAAAATTTCCCAAGAAAATCTATGGGCTTTTACACAACGACCATCAACATTTAAAAATCCATAACCTTTATCATTAGTTGCGCCCGACCACAACCAACAATAATCAGTAAATATAATTTTATCAAAAAACCTGTTCGATTCCATTTTTCTTCTTCAAATATTCATGTAAATAACCTTGAATATTAAATAATACCGCACAACAGGCTTGTTCTATTGTGACTGGCTTTCCAGTCTTTCTGTCAGTGGCTGTATATCCACTATGTAATTTCCATACATCCCATACATGTCGTAACATTGACTTAATATAAGAATTTAAAGGTATACCTTTTTTCCAATTATCTCCTGGTCTTTTAGATCCGTCGGCTTGAACACTACAACTCAACATATATTCACCAAAACATTCCAACACCAGCGGTGAAAGACATGCTTCATAATCTATCTTTGATACATCAAGGTCGCGGGTGGCGCCGGTTTCAAATGTTCTAAGTACTGGTTTATTAAGTTCTTCGGTTAATGGTAACATATAATTTGGCCGCCTCGAATTCTCCATTATTTCTTCCGTTGTCATTTAAAAAATTTCTCCATATCATACATTTTATCTACTGACCATCCAATAGGATCCAATATTTTTTCAAGTGGTTTAATAAAAGTCTTATCATACATTTCTACATAATCCACATACTTATGTAATCCAAATTCTTTAGGAAGTTTACCATTAAAAGCAATTACTTTATCTCCAATGGGATTAGGAGTTTTCAAATGAACAAATTTAATCTTCTCAGATGATTCTATTGGAGCATATTTATGTTGTAATTTCAATTCTTCAATTCGTCTATTATGTAACAGAACTGCCTTTACACCAATATTAGTTCCCTTCTTATATACATCATCACCCTCATCTTCCCATTTCTCCAAATCATTTACACCTTGAGGAAATGCAATATCTTCAATCGGAAGTTTCATAAATTCCAATCGGGTCTTTTCTACAAAATCCGCCAATTCATATTGTGTTCCGGTCATCATAATTTGAAGTGCAGTTTTCATTGCAGTTCTACAATATTGCGGGGTACTTGCTCGAACTAAAGCAAATCCCATAATTTTCAATTTAGAAACTCTTTTGGTATTTGTACTCTTACACTTATTACATGGAGGCGCTTGTTCTGATGGTCCTGAAAATTCATTATGGCAATCATTACATTCAAAATAATTATCACCTTCAGAATTCCAAACTTGTAATGCATAATGTTTCTTGGAAGACCAAATTGCTCTATCAGAAAGAACCTCACGCTTCATGCTTAAAATTGGTTTTTCTGCGCGCATTCCATTGATATAATTATAAGTTATGTTTTCAAATAATCTATCAATCTCCGGTTCTAATTTTTCTTTACATACATTATCCATGAAATGAATTAATTTTTCAACAGACGGTTTTTCACCTTTAAATACATGTTGAACTAATTTATCTAAAGTGATATATACAGAATCCGTATCCGAATAAATGGTAAAATCCAAACCTTCAGTTTTATACAATTTATTAAAATATTCATTCAATCCTTTTTGAATATATTGAATAATAAACTTACCAGTCATTGTAACCGCTTCAGCATTTTCTAAATCATAAAATCTAAAATATTGATTACCAAACGCACCGTATAACGAATTAAGCAAAATCTTAGTAGCACGTTGCCTAATATCTAAAGAAGAAATAATATTTCCAAGTTGTTCTTTTCTAACCGGATCAATACAACTCTCCAATTCCTTTTTTGCCTTTTTAATATCCGCCTGATATCCTTTTCTCTTATTAAAAATAGTCTCAACCATGCGGCTATAAAAACTTTGTTTTTCTTTACTATAAAAAACACCATTACAGGCACATGTACAAGCATTAGCGGTTGCTCTACTAAACGCTTCTTCCCATTCATCATTTTCTAAAAGGAAATCATCAGATCTTACTTCAACTTTTAAATTATCATTCTTGGTTTCTGGACCAATATTCAATACTCTAATAATATTTGGATACAGTGATGCAACGTCAAATGATACTACATCTTCATACATTCCTGGAATGGGTGGCTTAACATATGCTCCTTCAAATTGGTCCTTTTTAGATTGATGTTCTTTTTGTGGAATAACAATCTTCTCTTGATATAACCAATTGAAAATCAATACGTCCCATGTTCTCACTTGCGCGAGTACATCAATATAATTTACCTTTGCCAAGTATGCGACCGAAACGGTCAATTCAATTAACTTCCGTTTCCTTTCCAATAACTCAATTAAATTAACATCCTGAATATTATACTCTACAAACCATTGAAAATTTTTGGTATAAAATTCTTTCAGTGTTTCATATTTTTCATGCCAATCAATTTTACCTTCACCTTTTAATTCCACCTTGGCAATGTAATCCAATTTATTATTTTCTCTGGGTTCCATTACGTTCTTTTTATATATTTGAAGATAATCTAATTGAGCGGCTCCATATAACTCATAACACTGACGATCCTTATGCTGGAAATTAACTGTTATTTCCTGAACAATTCCCCATGATGAAAGTTTCCTTGCTGTTTTACCTTCGTCATCAAATAACAAAACCAAACGATTATAAAGATATGGAATATCAAATGCACGACAGTTCCAACCAGTTATAATATCAGGATCCAATTTATTCCAAACTTTTAGGAATCCTAATAACATTTCCTTTTCATCTTCAAACTCATAATGAATAATGTTATCTGTTTTTGGAACAAATTTATTCTTTTTATTATACAATTTATCATCAACAAAAGTAAATACGTGGAATTTATCTTGATTAAAATCCTTTATGGTAATTACATTTATTCGCTCACGCGCCGTTTGAGCATCATCTTGTTTAAAACCATATTCATTTTCATGTTCAATATCAATGGTTACAATAGACAGTTGATTTAAATCATATTCCAATTCATGTTGAGGATATTCGTCTGCAATAAAAGCATAATGAAATTGAGTATTTCCATAAATCGGTTGGCCATTTGAAGCATCTTCATTATCAGAAAAAAATTGTTTGGCTTCTTTAATACAATCAAAGTCAATTTTATCAACCGGCTCTCCGGTTAATGTTTTGTATTCATTAGTAGTTTTCTCACAGTTTGGAATATATAAAGATGGTTTATATGCCACTTTGCGTCGGACTCTTTGACCATTTACTATCTCTTTAAGTAAAATATTATTTCCGTATTGGTGGGCACTTGTATAGAATTTCATTCAACCTCTACTAAGATTATTATATCATATTTGCAATCATATGTCAATCATAAATATTTGATATATGATAGTATCTCAAAACGGATTAATTAAAATACAATACTTTGAAGGATTTGTCGATCACGCGTATCCTGATGCAAATGGTTTTTCTATTGGTTTTGGCACAAATTTAAATACTCCAGAATTACTTGCCAAATATAAACAGCCAGATGTAACGATTACACGTGATGAAGCGGCATTATTGATGATGGGTAAAATTGGACAAATTGAAGATGCATTTACAAAAGTCATTACGGTTCCATTAACTCAAAATCAATATGATGCACTTGCATCATTTACATATAATATGGGAATTGGAGCATTTGAAGCATCTACAATGCTTAAATTACTTAACCAGAAAAATTATCAAGCGGCCGCTGATGAATTTCCAAAATGGAGTTTTTCGCAAGGAAAACAAAGTCCTGGATTATTATCACGTAGAAACCAAGAACGTACAATATTTCTTACTTAAACACCACTTTTTTAATATTTAGTTTCTGTAGTCGATTGTCTTATCATGCTTGGTGTAATTGCAGAATAAACAAAGCGGCTGTACATTATCAATATTGTTGGTGCATTTGGGATTTACTTTTCCACTTTTTAAGTATTTAGGAATGATATGGTCTATATGCAGAGTGCCTACTTGACTACATCGCCGATAACTGAATCACCTCGGCATACACTTCGGGGGCTTTCTCTCGGACGGCGGCGATCAAGGCACGCGCCGTTATCAGTTCACCCTCTGCCGAATCGAGGGCCATCCGCAACGCGTGAATGGAGTCGCACTTTGTAAGACTCTTAAATTCAGCAAGCTCCCATTCCAGACCATCTAAACGGTCCTCCTTGCCATTTGCGCTCTCTTGACACTGAAACGCGTACTCCTGTGCCTCGCGGAGTTCAGTTAGCCGGGCCTTCTCGTCGGCTCTCAACGGATCGATGCAGGCGGGTGGTAGCTTTTCGCAATCCTGATCTGGCCCAAAGTGCGCCCAAGCAGCCTTTCGGGATCGGAAGACATCATCACAGTGGAAACATCGCCACGTCTTACGCTTGCAAGATTTTGATGTAGTCATCTATATAATTTCCATTATTATTAGATACTTGATCTTCAATTGGATGTGATTTATGCCATTTTAGATAATTTACTTTACATTTTTCTGGGTTTTCTTTTTGCCACTTGGCACTACGCGCGTTAATTTGTTCTTTGTGCTCAATGTGATATTGTACTTTTCTGGATTTGACCTTTTCTGGATTTGCCAAACGCCATCTTACAATACGCGCGTTAATTTGTTCTTTGTGATCAAGATACCATTTTCTCTGAAATTCTCTTTGGATTTTGTGTTTTGCGTCTTGATAAATAATAATAGACATTTGCGTAAAACTTCCTTTATGCGATGTTAAGAACCGGTGCAATGGTAATACACTGCACCGGTTCATACTACTATTTATAATATTTCTACACTTTCACTTGTTTCTTTAACTTTTTCTTGCGCGTGTGTGATGCGGATCTTTTATTCGCTCTGGCGATGGCTTCATCCCATTCTAGGATTTGCTCTTGAACGGCCATCTTTGCCGAATAAAGGCTAACATATTCACCGAAGTCTTCATCCTCGATTTTTACTTCCCAAATAAAAAATTCATCGCCATCAGATTCATCGTAACTAGTAAATACAACCGCCCATATTTTATTATCGGGATCAACCAATGTATGGCATTGCTTGCTTACACGGACCCATTCCAGATCTTCTAGCATGATACATCCTTGGTTTAAAATTTCATTATCTATAATCATCAATATATCCTTATTTATGGTCTTGAAGAAATCAATTGTGCTCCTGTAATCGCAACACTTGTTACTGGATTTAAATTACGATATATTACCGCTGCATTCATTCCATATCCGATAATTCGGTCGTACCAACGTGGGTTAGTTAATTTTTTAAAATTACCAGTAATCGCATCAAAATTAGATGCAATCTGATTGGAATCTTTCATAAGCGCCGGAAAACCGGTATTAAATGTTTTGGAAGCATCACTAACATCCCTTGCCGTATATCTCAAATTTGTTAATAAATCCGTTGTTAAATTCTGCCAACATAATTCATTTACCATACAATCTGTTTGCATATTAAATCTTGAAGCCACTTGTGCAGGAACCACTGAATAAACGGCTGTTAATGTTGCAATATTGGTATTTAAAGTTGTTTCTTGGTTATTTAAATTTTTATTAAACAATGCCAATTGGTCATTTAAAATTTGGTTTGAATTATTTATTACAGGTGTTAAATTATCAATTCGTTTAAAAGTATCTACCTGAATACTACCAACTCTCTTATTCGTTTTATCGAATAATCTAGTTGCAAATTCTTGGAGACTATTTGCGCGTGTATCAATTAATTTAACTGTATCTGTTCTTAATGCGCTAACTTGTATTATAGCATCTTGATGAAAGGATGTCAATTGGTGGTTAATGATAAATGGAGTATACACAAATGCAAAAGCAATACACAAAAACATTATACCTTTGGTTATTAAAATAAATCGTGTCATTTATTTCCTATTAATATATTCCATTGATCTATAAACGTACAACTATATCTCATTGAAATAGTTCGTCCATTTTTTAACACAATAATTAATGGCATAAATCTAACAGAAAATTTATTTACCAATTCTCTTTCAACATCATAATCAACCGAGAAAAATTTTATATCTGGATTTGATTCTATCTGTGATTCCAAATAATTTTTAGAATCAATACCGGCTGTATCCCAAGTGGCTGTAAAAAATAATATAACAGTCCCTTGATAATCGGCTACTTCCGCTTGATAATCTTTTAATGTTAATGGTTTCACTTTATAATAATCCTTTGGCGGGGGCGAAAGGAATTGAACCCTTATCCGCGAGTTTGGAATCCGCTATCCTACCGTTAAACGACACCCCCATTTTGGTGGCTTCAGTGGTGCTCGAACCCACGTATCCGGCTTTTCAGACCGGCGCTTTACCATCTAAGCTATAAAGCCAGATGGAATCAAAAATGAGGACTCCAAGAATAGACATT